GCGTGCTGCAAACGGTGCGGCGTTTCTTTTGACTTCGACCGCGAACTGTTCAAGTGGAAGCGGTATTGCGTCGCGTGCGAGCCACTTGTCATCAAGGAGCGGGAGGAGGCACGGCGCGAAAGACGCAAAACCGAGAAGCAGGAACTGCTTGGCGGGATCGATCTAGAGCACATCGCCGTCCGCACCCACAAGGAAGTCGGCGAGATGCTGGGCATCTCTGGCGAGGCGGTCCGGCTGATCGAGCACACCGCGCTGATCAAAATCCGCAAGGCACTCGCTTTCGGGCTCACCAAACAACAGATCAACAACTCACTCCGCACTGCATGAACATCACAACCAAGTTCCAAATCGGCGACACGGCGTTCCGTCTGCATCACAACAAGGTGCAGGAAGTCGAGATCGCGCGCTTTCATATCAACGTCAAATCGGCGGGATTCATTGCCGGAGAACGGGCGAAGCCCATCGTCGAGATCTGCTACACGCTCAAGGACACGAGCAATGAAACCAACGACCGGGACAATTACGAATACGAGGGCACCCTTTTCGCGACCAAGGCCGAGCTGTTGGCGTCACTGTGATTTGACAGAAACGCCCAGGTGTGGTATATTATTCTACATGAAAAACAAAACGAAAACCGAAACCGATTCCACTGAATTGAAAAACGCGTCCGAGAAGGCGCAACCGTTCATCGCCGTGCTCAACACGCTGTTGAGCGATCCGAACAGCAAGATCACGCCGGAGATTTTGGAAGACGCCGAGACGACGTATCTCGTGATCGGCCCGGGCTATTACGGCTACGGCAACACGCTCAAGCAGGCATACAAGAACTGCACCGACGCCGGATGCTCCCGCAAGCACAAGCGATTGGCCTACGTCGGCGACGACAGTGTCGGAGTCAACGACTTTGGTCAGGTCAGCGCGAATCGCTATTTGATCTCCCTGGGAGAAATCTAACCATGCACTCACTCGAAATGCTACAGCGGATGAATTCCGCCAAGGTCAGCGGACGTATCCGCCGGCGCGCGATCATCATCAACACCGGCGGGGATCACCCGAAGAACGCCGAGAAGGGACGCCGGGTTCCGCTGTTCCGCATTCTCAAACCTGGCGATCAGGTGTGTCGTGGCGATGAATACAATTCGGTGTGCTTCCAGAAATGGATGCCCGTCGAGGCAACCATTGGCACCTGGGTCGTGAAAAGCACCACTGGCTACTACCGCCGGCCGTTATGACAATTTCCTATCGCCAGGGACGTCCACTCTCGGGCCAAAGGCAGGAAGGAGGGCACTATGCGTAAGAACTAACCACAACCGACGGAACATATCTATCTTCAGGACCGACTCTGACAACAGGGTCGGTCCTTCAACTTTTTGGGTGAGCTGCAACGCGGTCCGGCTAAGGCATACAAGCATGATACCGGGCGTTTATCTGGCGCGCAGCTACACTTTACTGTCGGAAGCTCTCGAAAGGCCGGAGCGTGACTCGTTCCCCGGCGAGCGGAACAAGAGTAAGCTTTGACAGTGGGATCCCGAAAGGGATCTGGCGAACTGGATCCTGTTGGATCCGGACTAAATAGTTCCGCTCTTTTTGATGAATAGTGAAGCCGGCACCGCGAACAAACAAAATTCTGATCACGATTCCTTTCTGGAGTCGCGATCGGGACCAAGCCATGGAGCTGGCGCGACTGTTGGCGGACCTTGAGCCGGCGCATTCGGAGATCGCGGATCTCGCGTTCATCTCCCGCCCGGACAGCAAACCGGCGGACCTGGAGACGATGACGCATTGCTCCCGTCGGTTCAATATCTTCAACGTGATCTCTGGCCGGAACGAAACCGGCTGGCCCAACGGATGCAACGGAACTTTCGCGGGCACCCTGGACTGGGCGTTGCGCGGGATCTACGCGGCAAAGCTGCCGGCGTATCGCGGAATTTTTGTCTGCGAATCCGACGCGTGTCCGCTCACGCGCAATCCGATCGGGTATTTGCATAGCGAATGGGCGAAGCTGAAGAATAAGTGCATCGCGGGCGCGCTAGTGCCGGCGGGGCAGCACGGGCACGCGCACATCAACGGCGGGTGTTGCATCATCGACGCGGATCCGAAATTTTTGAGCTGGATGGTTACGTCGGTCGGCGGAGCGATCGCGACGGGGCGCGGCGGCTGGGACTGGGTGATGGCATCGCAATTTAAGATGAAGGGCTGGGCGGATCTGCCTGGGATCAAATCGCACTGGCGTCGGCCGACGTTCAACGCGGACGAGTGGGACACGCACGTCAACGGCGGGATACGGTGGCTGCATGGGGTCAAAGACAACTCGCTGATCACGCTGGCGCGAAAAAATTTGCTATGAGTCTGAATCCAAAAATGCTGGTGTCGGTCCACGGCTACGAGGGCGACTCGCACCAGATCCGGAACATGCTGCCGTTTCAGGAGCATCACGGAGCGCCCGTGGTTATCTTCAGTCCGGAGGACTCACCGATCAAGAAAATGGGTCCGCACATCTGCCGCACGATCGGCAAACGGCAATACATCGGGCAACTGTCGCTGGACCGGCAGAAGGAACAGCTTGCCGCGCTGTTGGAGTATCCGTTCAAGTGGTTTCTGTCGAACGATTCGGACTCGTTGTGTCTCGCGCCGAAGCTGCCGGAGTATCTTTTTGAGCGAACCGACGTGCTGTGGTCGAACGTGGTTTCTGATGCGATGCACACGCGGCCGGAGGGATACCCCTGGCCCCAGCTCGCGTTCCAGCCGCCCTACTTCATGTCGCGCGAAGTGATCGAGAAAATGATTTCCGTGGACGTGCCGGCCGATCCGAAAACGCCGTTCATCGATTGGTGGATGATGGCAGTGGCGATCCGCGCCAAGATTCCGTATGCGTGTTTTCGCGAGGGCATGAGCTGTCCCACCAGCGATATGAATTCGCTGAACGTGATGTCGGACGCAGTCACGAACCGCGGTGCGATTTTCGTTCACTCGATCAAGACTCCGCGCGCACTCAACCAAGTGGTCGGGTGCCGGCGGTATTACGTCCGCAAGTTTGGTGGTAGTGCGGCCTACAAGCATACGTCGAAAACAATACCGAAGGAGAAAGGGGTGTGGGTCCGGTTCGACCAAAAGCGATGAACAAGAGCGACCGAATTTTAATCACGGGCGGGAACGGGCTGATCGGAAGCGCACTGCGTCACCGACTCAAGCACGACGGATATGAGAACGTGATCTCGCCCACGCGCGCGGAGGTAGATCTCACAGATCCCGTCGCGGTGAAGTGGATGTTTTCAGTGTATCGGATCGATTACGTGTTCCATTTTGGCGCGCGGGTCGGCGGCATCAAGGACAACGCGGAGAATCCCGTGTCGTTTCTGGTGGACAATCTCCGGATCCAGGACAACGTGCTGATGAACGCGGCGGAATACAAGGTCAAGAAACTTTTGTTCCTCGCGTCGAGCTGTTGTTACCCGGACAACTCCCCGCAGCCGTTGCAGGAGAAAATGCTTTTCACCGGGCCGATCCATCTGGACACTGAGCCCTACGCGATCGCGAAGCTGGCAGGGATACGGCTGTGCCAGTATCTCTGGAAGGAACGTGGGTGCTGTTTCATTTCTGCTTTGCCGTGCAACGTATTTGGGCCGGGCGACAATTTTAATGTGCGGACGGCGCACGTAGTGCCGGGCATGATGGCGCGGATGTTCCAGGCGATGATCGCGGAGGATCCGACGTTCCAGGTATGGGGCGACGGGACACAACGGCGGGAGCTGATCTACTCCTGGGATCTGATCGACGCGCTGTTGTTGCTGATGGAAAAATACAACCGGCCGGAGCCGATCAACGCCGGCAGCGGGAAGGAAATCACAATCCGTGATCTGTCCACTGTGATCGCGGCAACCGTCGGCTATCGCGGACAGATTCTTTTCAATCCCGCGGACCACACCGGAGTTCACCACAAGCTGATGGACAATTACAAATTGAACGCGCTGGGATTCAAGGCGAAGACGGAGCTGGAAGACGCGCTGTATCACACCTACCGGAATTTTTGGAATCGATGAGCGCTCGCGACACAGCAGAGCCGTTGAAGATGGTGCCGCCGCCGATAGCGACGGCAACACGGCGATTTGTCTACGTGGCGGACTCTGCACACGGCGGCTCGTGGGAGATGGAGCGGCACTGGCGGCGTTGGGGCGGAGACACCGAATTCGTTGACGAGGCGGACCCCAGCAAAGTGGGGATCGTGATTTTTCAGCTTCGATGCCCTCCGTATGTGTGCGGCAAGCTGGCGGAACGGCTGCGACCATTCTATGCCAAGGCCGGCACCGAGGCGAACGTGTTTGAGTTTGATCCAGTGCTGAAACTTTTCACGCGCCGGGATCCGTCCTGGCTGGAACACCCCGGCCGCGTCATCTCGGACGAATGGCCCACGGATTTGCAAGCCGGCCCTCCAGCGTGGACGACAGACGAGGAAGCGCGCGAGCAGTTGCTGAAATGGCGGCCGATTATATGAGTCTACCCGTCGGCAGCGATCAGAAAATTCTCGTCGACCAAGTCAGCGAGCTGTTGCACGCCGAAAAATTATTCGAGGCGGCACGGCTTGTTGCGGACTGGGTGGGGGAAACGGCCGGCAAACGGGTAAAGCCGCCAGAGACGAAGGTCGAGGCGTATACGCTGCTCAACATTCTGTTGCACTGGTTGCTTGACAATGGCGCGCCGGAGGAAGCCGCCCAGATGCTGTGGGGTCCCACGCTTTTTGATCCGCGGCCCAACAGCACCAAGCGGGTGTGGAAGGCTTTCGACGACCAGAATTTTATTTTGCTGATGGGGGCCGGGTCCATGTCGAAATCGTATTCGATGGGTGTGCGGCTTTTGCTGGAGTGGATCCGCGATCCGAACTACACCACGGTGAAGGTTCTGGGGCCGAGCGAGCAGCATCTGGAGGACAACCTTTTTTCGCATCTGGTCCGGCTGCACAAATCGAGCACCGTTCCGTTGCCCGGCACGATCGGGAAACTTTTCATCGGCATGGACACCAAGGAGCGCAAGGGATCAATCACGGGAGTCGTGGTTCCGCTGGGCAAGAAGGCGGCCGGCCGGTTGCAGGGTGTGAAGCGGGATCCGCGCAAGAAGCCCCACCACATTTTTGGCAAGCTGTCCCGGATGTTTGTGTTCCTGGACGAAATCGCGAACATCCCGATCGGCATCTGGCGCGACATCGACAACGTCATGTCGAACACCACGAGCGACGGCGGTCTGAAGATCATCGGGGCATTCAATCCCACCGATCGGTCGGATCCCGTCGGCGAACGGTGCGAGCCCAAGCTGGGCGGCTGGCAGGAATTTGATCCGGACAAGCATCACGAATGGACGTCAACCCGGGATTGGTTTGTGGTGCGACTCGACGCGGCACTGTGCGAGAACGTGCTGACCGGCCAGGAAATTTTCCCCGGGTTGCAGACGCTGGCTGGCTTCAATCGGATCATCTCGAACAACGGTGGCACAAACTCGGCAAACTACTGGTCCATGGCGCGCGGATGTTTTCCGCCCATGGGCACGATTCTGTCGCTGATCCCGCCGGGCATGCTCACGTCGTTCAAGGGAGAATTTATCTGGTATGAGAAACCGCGGCCGGCCGGCGGATGCGATCTCGCGCTGGAAGGGTCGGACACTGCGAAATTCGCGCACGGGGAGTGGGGGCTTGCGACCGGGATCAAGTATCCTCCGACGATGCAGCATCCGCTGGGGCTCACTATCATGTTCAAGAATGCGAAGGGCAAGGCGTATCCGCGTTACGCGCTTCAGCTCAAGCAGATCTTCTTGCTCCCGAAGGGCGACACCGTGGCGATGAAAAAATCCGTGGCGGATCTCGCCAATCAACTTGGGATCACGCCGGAATGGCTGGCGGTCGATCGCACGGGCAACGGGGCCGGGGTTCACGATCTGTTGAAGTATGAGTGGGGGATTGGGTGCATCGGGATCAACTTCTCTGAGAGCGCCGGGGAACAAAAGATCATGGTAGAGGACTCTGGCACTGCGAAGGAACTTTACGACCGCGCGCAATCTGAATTGTGGTTCGCCGCGAAAAAGTTTTTGGAGTTTGATTATCTCAAGGGGGTATT